TTTTTTTTTTTTTTTTCAAATTTTGGGATCACCAATCAAATCTCACCAAATTGAAAGTAAATTAATTGAGAAAAACAAATAAAATGAAGAAAGAAAATCATTCAAGATATTTGGAAAAATCGGGATCGTTGAGCCATCTCTTAGGCAACTCGATCATCTCATTCCCAATCTCAAACAGAAACCTTTCCACACTGTCAGCATCAGACTCAGAGTCTGAAGATGAAATGGAAAGGGCAGGCTCCTCACCCTCAGAGAAACCCTCTTCGGGAACCTCTTCAATGGGTGGGAGAGGGGCATTAAAAGAAACACCCAATGTAGTCAACTGTTTGATCAGATCTTCACTAGGGGGATGATACTCCACATACTGCAACATGACATCAACAGAAGTAGCTGGGAGAGTTTGTCCAGAAAGATTATAAGGCATTATTGGAGCGCTAGCACTTTCAACGCGCTCGTAACTACCCATCTTAAGAGTAGTTGGTATATCAGCACCTTGAACAACCATGGGAGCGTTAGTGTAAGAAACCCCAAGAAGATAAGCACCTTCTGGAATCTCTCGCTCCCAAATGGGCCACGGTGTGGCAACATTAGAACTGGTTTGAGGAGGCTTAGGGTTTGGCATAGGGATGACACGGATGGTGTTAGCAGTATCACCAAACACCATAACCATGTCACGTACACAATCCTGATCTAGTGAATACTGTTTGGTAATCTTAATCAAGGACAATATAATGTCCAAAGTAGGTGTAGTGCCAGAAAAGAACTTCCTGGTACCAACAACTTTACCATAAACAGCATAGGGATTGGAACCACTAAGCTTACCAGTACCAGTCGTAGTCAAGGGAGTACCATCTGGACAGGTAGCAGAAGCATCATCACAGCCACAAAAATTGTTCATGGCACAGAAATTTAAAGAGATGTCCTGTGGAGGAGGATCGAAATACTCGTAATTACCGGATTGGTCGGTAAAACGAGGATCAATCAGCCTATAGAGAGTGTGGACATAACCACCTCGAACGATGTCCGCAAATTGGCCTGGAATATAGGTGGTGTCATTACCACTGGAGGAAGTTGAAAAGGAAGGGGCCTGGCCAGGAACACCAATCCACCAAGGTGTCTGGATAAATGACACAGATGAAGTGTCACCAGAAGATATGGTGGCATAAGGTATTAAGCCACCAGTGTTGGTACGCAAGACACCAGGTATGGTAGCAACTGGAACAGAAACAGCAGGAGAACCCGAAGCTGAAGGCTTGGTACGAATAAAAAGCTCGGTAAGCATGCGTGAAGAAACACGGAAACTATCACCAGGTGATAGGATCTGAGGTGCAAACCGAGTTGAGCCAGGAGTTGCTGGACTTGGACCAACATTTGGACTGTTGATCTGAGTAACCATCAGCTTAGTCGTAGGCGCAGTGGCGACAGCACTCAAGGAACCTGTCGCAACAGCAGGTTTGTTGTTCTGAGCATCTTGTAAAGAAGCATAGATAAGATAACGGCTTTTCCCAGAACGGGAAACACCGAGAACCTTCTTTACAAACCACCAACCACCCTTAATAAGCCAGCTAAAGGGGGGGGGTGCAAAACTCTGAGCAAGCTGAGCGCCAACGTCAACAATCTGAAAGATTGTCTCACCAACTGATGGTTTATCAGCAGTAGCTCGAGTGGCCAAAGGATTGGCCATCTCAGGCTCAAGCCTATCCATAAACATTGCAACATCATTGGTAGATTCCATAGTCATTGCAATGGGTTGACCAACTGAAACCTCAAGGTTTACCTGTGCGTCTCCCTCCTTTCTTTCAAGAGAACCAAGAGCAGGTTTGACTTGGTAATTGGCAAATTGCCAAAGGCCAATGCCTTCAACCAAGAAAAGAGGGCCTTTCCAGTCATCATCCTTAAAAGTAGATTTAGTAGCCCCCAAAGTGTGGACCTCAACAATAGGGCCAGCACTCTGAGAGCCTTCCTCATTTGTGTCAGTAAACCACCAACCACCATCACGGGGGCCACCAACTTGGTCGCCCCTCAGGTGGAAAGTAGCAACCTGACCTGGATGCATGTCAATGTGCAGACGGGTGCCAAGACCAGACCAATTAGATCCTCCAGGTGACTGAGATAAATTTAAAGAAGCTCTAACAACAGTGCCTGAAACAGCTGAAGCACCAACCATAGGTGTAAAACGGAGCGTAAGATATTTAATCTTCCAAAGAGAGTATTGTGCAGCAAGGGCTTGAAGAGGACCGAAGGCAGTACCATCGTTAGCCTCTTTAGCCAAAGCTGGATGAAGGAAGAAATTAAGCTCCAACTCGGCATTGTCAGTTGTATTGGGCCCAATCATACCAAAAGTAGATGTAATTTTCTGTTGAACAGAAACTTTTGGGCCTTCAAGACCCTCACGCTTTATCTCACGCTTAACAGCGCGAGTAATAAAACGGCGGGGAAAACGACGTCTTCCAGAGAAAACGTCATTCTCAATGAGGGGTCTGTTGACAAATCGAACTCGACGCGACCGACGACGGCGGCGCGGAGCACGAGGTGCCGTAGTAGTAGAAACGCCAGATGGGGTGGCATCAGCTGTAGGAGCTGCGCTAGTGATATTATTATTATTGCGGCGACGGCGCCGCTGGCGCTGCACCTTAGGTGCTTCTGCCATCTTTCTTTGGTCCACCGCTCCAAAGAAAATCCCTCATATCGCGAGACATGACAGGGAGAGGATCCCCGCCATGTACGCGATTATGAAGGGTAAGAGAGGCATGCGCCTCCTCAAACCAGGTCTTAACCGGATCGTCATCCGGAAGATTATGTGTTAAAATCTGGTAACTGAGGATCTTTCCCACGAGCGCATCAAAATCAGGTAGAGCTTTAACAGGATGTAATGTAGATGAAATAAATTTCCAGGCATCAACAGGGACAGGAAGATAGAGGTCACCATCTTTAAAAATTGTAAAGCCACAGAAAGTAAGACCAACAAGAGTATCAGAAATCTTAACTTTTTCTGGTTTGACCCACATGCCAAAGACATGTTCATACATGCAAACAACTTGGTGAACATAATCATCTGGAACACAAGGCCAAGAAGAGAGCCTATCATCCCCATAAACAGCGGAATCACACTGCTTATAGAGCTCAGTCAACTCATCCAGATCCAACTCTGGATGAATAAAGGCAAACTCAAAGGCCTGTAAAAAAGAATTAACCAAGTTGTTATCCATGGTAGTAGATATCTGTCCAGAAGGGTTACCACGATCTTGTATGGTAACCTCACCAGAAGGAAGAAGAACATACCGATGCAACATTTGATCAACATACCAGGAATAAACAGATCTATTGAGGTCAGTTTTGTAGACAGGATCAAGCATGTTAAACCGAAACCATTTAATATGACGAAAAACTTCATTAGGTATAGTACCATCATATCGAGTCCAATCGAACTCAATGTACTTATTCCCAGGAATATCAAGCCTTGATATTAATTCGTGGAATCCGCCCTCAAAGGGCGACCATCCACATTGGGCTTGCTTCCATTTAGTCATATTTTTCATGCGGTTATTTTGATCCTGTTCAAACATAGCACCAATCCTAGTATAAATAGGATCGGCGCAAACGATCTGCCGAATGTCATTTTCCTGGATCTTTTTCTTCTTCAAAACTTCCTTTTTCAGGAACAGATACCACAAGACATCGGGTCTCTCTCCAGAATAAATGTCATTAAGTTGTTGAATATAATCCTTGTAGCCGCGAGAATTTAGATACTCTTCCTCAGTTTTCCACCACAAAAATTTGGGGTATGCAGGGGTAGAATCAACATTCTTAACTGTTGATGTAATATCAATAACATGAGAACCTTTCAAATAGGAATACTCACGAATGAGCATCCTATTAGCAAAGGTCCACTGTTTACTGTAAACAGTAGAAATATTATTAACAGGCTCTGCATAAAAGAATTTTTCAAAACTTTTAGCATAAGCACTATAACCCCACGTTGTAGGTGCATACTCATCCTCATATTCGGGTGGGCGAGGGAGCAATCCAATCAAAGGATCATGCGGCTCAGTCCAATCACTTATTGGTCTATCTATAGATATATTACCAAGAACAGGAAAATTTTCAGGAACAATAACGCGTGTAGGGACATCAAGATCATCCCGCCACGCAGAAAGCTTCATCAAATTATAATCTAAGTCCCCCCCTCTGGGGGGCTCTTCACGTTTTTTGAAGCTTTTTTAATAGTTTTTGGTTTCCTGTCCTTCTTCTTTCTTTGGCAAAAAGGCAAAAGACCTCCACCAACCATAGCAAGTTCAAGTCTCAACTTAGCGTCCGCAAGGTCTTTAAGCTCTTTAGCAATGTCTATACCGGATTGCCATTCATTACCTCTAAGATTTTTCTCCATCCATCTATTAAGATAATGATCATAATCAAGAAGAGCCTGACCGACAGCTTTAACATCGGCATCAGTTACATGATAATGAGTCAAAGAGTACTTATCATAAACATCCCAAGGATGAGTCTTAGGATTATAATCAGACTCAACAGGAACGGCCTCGACAACATATGATTGTCTGTAAGAATCACGAACGTAATCCTCATGCTCGACACTAGTGCCAAGCCAATCACGCTCGATCTCCTTACGTTCTTCTTCATCAAGTTCAGGATATTCAGGATAGCCACCATCATCATAATCATATGAATTTTCATTCATACGCTCAATAATGACAGCAGCCATATCGCGAAGTTGATCGCGAGTATATCCTTTTTCTTGCAAGGCTTTGTACTCCTCCTCAGTAAAAGCACGGACTCTTCTAGATTTATGCTTAGCAAGCCTAGCCTTGGCCTTTGTCTTACCTTTAGCTTGGTCCATAGAAAGATAACCATAAGTAGTGTCCAATTCATGCCGTAAAACCTCAACCTCACGGCGTACGGCCTCACGAATAAGGCCGACAACTTCACTACTATCAAAAACAAAAGCAGAACTCTGGTCCATAGGGGATCCACCAGCCATAACTACGCCATCTTTTAAACTCTTAATTTCACGGCGTAGCCTTTCAACCTCAGTTTCCTCATGTATGTCCTCCTTTCTTAAAACAGC